TTATAACGTCACTCCGCCTTTTAGTGGATTCAGAGCGACGGCATTTTGCAGATAGTCAGGCGCAAGGTGCGCATAGGCCATCGTCTGCTGAATGCTCGCATGTCCCAGAATCTGTTGCAGTGCGATTATATTGCCCCCATTCATCATGAAATGGCTTGCGAATGTATGCCGCAGGATGTGGGTTGCCTGATTGGGTGGTATATCAGGTTTCACTCTGCGTAAAATCCCGCAAAATTTCTCATAATCAACTTTGAATAATTTGGCGCTGGCCTCCTCTTTAACTTTTTTCTCCAGTTCCTCAGAAATCGGCACGGTTCGCTTTTTACCGTTTTTGGTTTTCAGGAAGGTAACCCTGCAATTTGTAATCTGTGCTGGTTTTAGCGTGGCAACTTCCGTCCATCTTCCTCCGGTGCTCAGACATAAAAGCGCGACAAGTAAGTCATCACCAGCCAAAACATTTAACAGTTTTTCGATTTCTGCTTTTTCCAGGAACGTCATTTCAGGGTTGGCCTCCGCCAGTGGCGGCAGTCCGTGAATTGGGTGTTGCCCGGAAAATTCATCCAATTGAATTAATTTTGTGAACATGCCGGATAATCGGTACATGTCACGGTTTATCGTTGCGGCACTGATACCATCACGTAGTCGCATGGAACGATAATCCATCAAAGCCCTTTTGCTCATCCTGCTCACTGGTATATCACCTATGCCGCTGATGGTTTTGAGTAGATGATTAAACTCTTTTGTTCCATGCTCGTGGTTTTGCCCGTGATATTTCCACCAGATGTCCAGCAACTCACTCAAAGTCCGGCGGTCTGCTCGCTGGCCTCCCCATTCTTTCTGACTGGCATTGGCGATTGTGTATCGCTCAAATGCTAGTGCTTCAGCTTTTCTTTCGAATTTCCTGCGGATGCGTTTTCCGTCGCGACCGCGAGGTCTAATGTCCACTTCATAGCGACCATCATCGAGCTTCTTAATTGCCATAAGAAAGCCCTCCGGCGCTGTATTCACCATCTTGGTAGCAAATGGTGAAAATGTAATCTTTATATAGAGTTAGCCAATCCTTTTCGCGGAGGGGTTGGACTCTGTTGACTCTGGCCCAATGTGCGCGAGAGCCGGTGCGATTTGTCCTGCGTCCGGCGCGGTTTTATCTGTCATAAGCCATAGAGCATATTTTTGGAATGTGGGATGCATAGTGATTTTTAGCAAAGCTGTGCCACCGGGTTCAAAGTTTCCTCCTTCATATTTTTTAAGTGTGCTTAGCGGTAACTCTATGATTTCACAGAATTTTGATTGGCTTAGCCCTTCAGCCTCACGCAAGGCCTTAATCTTTTCGCTTAATTTCATTTGACATGGTGCCTATATAGGGACTAAATTCCCTCAAAACTGGAACCTATATAGGTTCCATTGATTTGAGAATAAACCAGCATCTAAACGGTTTTGAGTGGTTTAGAAAGGGCTGGATCCTATGAGGGTACCATATATGGACGCTGAAAATTATGTGATTCAGTATCCGCTTGATGCGGTTCATGTGGATAAATTTGCTGATTTATTAGGGAAGCCAAAGACAGCCGTCAGTGAAATGGGGAAGGCAAATAAATTACCAATTATTGAATTGCGTGATCCTTGCAAACCGAAGGCTCGTGCCGGTGAAAAATGGGTTTTCATTCCTGAGTTTAATCGCGCTGTACGTGAGGCGTTTTATAACCGACCGGTTGAACAGCGTGATGCATGGCTTTTGTGGATGGGGTTGTGATTATGAATGAGCCGCGTTGTATTGCTCAGTTATTGCGTAACGAAAGCCCCAGGGCGATTGACTTCACCATCACCCACGGTAAGGGGCGTAAGGGAATCATTATCCGCACCAAAAAACAGAGTCCGTTAAAAAAGGCTCTGACCTTTCTGAAAAGCCGGAGGGAATGGAAATGACAGTGATGACGCTCAATCTCGTTGAAAAACAGCCAGCAGCTATGCGCCGGATAATTGGCAAGCATCTTGCCGTCCCTCGCTGGCAGGATACATGTGATTATTATAATCAGATGATGGAGCGCGAACGGCTAACGGTTTGCTTTCATGCACAGTTAAAACAGCGTCACGCAACGATGCGTTTTGAAGAAATGAACGACGTCGAACGTGAACGACTGGTTTGTGCAATTGATGAATTGCGTGGCGCATTCTCAAAACGCCGTCAGGTCGGCGCAAGTGAGTATGCATATATTAGTTTTTTAACAGTCAGTCAGCGTCGTACTTTATTTATGCATGCGGGATTGACAGAAAAAGAATTCAATCAGCCGTACTGGCGAATTAATGAAGAATCATGTTACTGGCGTGATGCTTTATTCCGTGCATTACGTGAATTATTCAGTCTGTTTGAGTATGCACCGACAATTCTGACGTCGGTAAAACCAGAGCAATATCTGCATTAAATAATTAACCAGAGTTTTTAACGCACTTAATCGTGCGGGGCTTCTTTTTGCCTGGAGAAAGTCATGCATACAGTTTCTGAAAATCGGTGCGGTAAATACGCATTACTGCTGCAACAGGCCAGAACCGAAGCACAGGCCGACGCTGCGACGCGCTTTTCTTCTCATCTTGACGCCATGATTCGCCACATCACAAAGGCGGAGTTATCCCGCGTGGAGATAGTTGAGCTGCTCAGTCAGGAGTCGGAAAAATTTCACAATATCGGATTGTCTCGCGGGGGGGTGCTTTGATGTCCTGTTCTCGTTCGGTTGTATTACTGAATAACGCCTTAAAAATCGCCGTTATGAAAAATGGTGATTTGTCTCTTATTCAACTTGGTATTGATAAAGAGAAGCGCGAAATAACTGAATCTGTTATCGCGATTTATCAGAGTGAATTAAACCTCCTGTCTGATGTGGTCAATTTACTTGTTAAACGCGCTGTATTCCACAAGCAAATTTCCTCAGTGGATGAACTGACAAAATTAACGACAGAACTCGCCAGTTATTGCGCTGATGAATTTAAGAAGCTGAACGACAAAAGGAGCTGGTAATGCCGGACAACGTGGATTTTATTCAGGAACAACAGGCTGAATTACTGGAGCGCCAGATTAACGCGGCAAGGGTAAAACATTGCGGTGTTTCTGCGCTGGTTTGCGAAGAGTGTGACGCGCCAATACCTGCTGCCCGTCGTGCGGCTTATCCGTCAGCCACGCGTTGTGTTTCCTGCCAGTCAGTCTTTGAAGCAAAAAACAAGCATTACCGGAGAATGGCATGAGTATTCGTATTGAAATTGGCGAACGTTATGTCGTTACCAGTGACAGCTTTCAGTTTATTCTCCACGAGAAAAAGAGAGCTGAAAGCGGTAAAAACGCCGGTCAGGAATGGCTGGCGGTGGTTGGTTATTACCCGAAATTAAGCCAGCTCGTTTCCGGCATGATGCATCACGATATTCTGACCGGAAGCGCAAAGTCTTTTGCTGATTTAAACGCGCAGGTTGAGCAACTCAGCAAGCGTTGTTCAGAGGCTTTTGGCTCACATGGCCGTTAAAGCCTCCGGGCATTTTGTCCCTCCGTCAGCATTTGCCGCAGGCACCGGTAAGACGTTTACCGGTGCTTATGCATGGAACGCGCCACGCGAGGCCGTCGGGCGCGAAAGACCCCTTACACGTGACGAGATGCGTCAGTGCAAGGTGTTTTATCCACGATTAACCGCCTGCCTTACTTTTTGCGCTCGCTGTTTACTTCACGCTATGACTACATCCGGCGCAATAAAAGCCCGGTGCACGGGTTTTATTTCCTCACATCCACTTTTCAGCGTCGTTTATGGCCGCGCATTGAGCGTGTGAATCAGCGCCATGAAATGAACACCGACGCGTCGTTGCTGTTTCTGGCAGAGCGTGACCACTATGCGCGCCTGCCGGGAATGAATGACAAGGAGCTGAAAAAGTTTGCCGCCCGTATCTCATCGCAGCTTTTCATGATGTATGAGGAACTCAGCGATGCCTGGGTGGATGCACATGGCGAAAAAGAATCGCTGTTTACGGATGAGGCGCAGGCTCACCTCTATGGTCATGTTGCTGGCGCTGCACGTGCTTTCAATATTTCCCCGCTTTACTGGAAAAAATACCGTAAAGGACAGATGACCACGAGGCAGGCATATTCTGCCATTGCCCGCTGTTTAACGATGAGTGGTGGACTCATCAGCTTAAAGGCCAGCGTATGCGCTGGCATGAGGCGTTACTGATGCTGTCGGGGAGGTCAATAAAGACCGTTCTCCTTATGCCAGTAAACACGCCATTCGTGATGTGCGTGCGCGCCGCCAGGCAAATCTGGAATTTCTTAAATCGTGTGACCTTGAAAACAGGGAAACCGGCGAGCGCATCGACCTTATCAGTAAGGTGATGGGCAGTATTTCTAATCCTGAAATTCGCCGGATGGAGCTGATGAACACCATTGCCGGTATTGAGCGTTACGCCGCCGCAGAGGGTGATATGGGGATGTTTATCACGCTACCGCGCCTCAAAGTATCACCCGACACGTCAGGTCGGAAAAGGCGAAAGTAAAACCGTCAGCTAATCACGGCTGGAACGATGAGGCATTTAATCCAAAGGATGCGCAGCGTTATCTCTGCCGTATCTGGAGCCTGATGCGCACGGCATTCAAGGATAATGATGTACAGGTCTACGGTTTGCGAGTCGTCGAGCCACACCACGACGGAACGCCGCACTGGCATATGATGCTTTTTTGTAATCCACGCCAGCGTAACCAGATTATCGAAATCATGCGTCGCTATGCGCTCAAAGAGGATGGCGACGAAAGAGGAGCCGCGCGAAACCGTTTTCAGGCAAAACACCTTAACCAGGGCGGTGCTGCGGGGTATATCGCGAAATACATCTCAAAAAACATCGACGGCTATGCACTGGATGGTCAGCTCGATAACGACACCGGCAGGCCGCTGAAAGACACTGCAGCGGCTGTTACCGCATGGGCGTCAACGTGGCGCATTCCGCAATTTAAAACGGTTGGCCTGCCGACAATGGGGGTTTACCGTGAACTACGCAAATTGCCTCGCGGCGTCAGCATTGCTGATGAGTTTGACGAGCGCGTCGAGGCTGCACGCGCCGCCGCAGACAGTGGTGATTTTGCGCTGTATATCAGCGCGCAGGGCGGGGCAAATGTCCCGCGCGATTGTCAGACTGTCAGGGTCGCCCGTAGTCTGTCGGATGACGTTAACGAGTACGAGGAAGAAGTCGAGAGAGTGGTCGGCATTTACGCGCCGCATCTCGGCGCGCGTCATATTCATATCACCAGAACGACGGACTGGCGCATTGTGCCGAAAGTTCCGGTCGTTGAGCCTTTGACTTTAAAAAGCGGCATCGCCGCGCCTCGGAGTCCTGTCAATAACTGTGGAAAGCTCACCGGTGGTGATACTTCGTTACCAGCTCCCACACCTTCTGAGCACGCCGCAGCAGTGCTTAATCTGGTTGATGACGGTGTCATCGAATGGAATGACCCGGAGGTCGTGAGGGCGCTCAGAGGTGCATTAAAACATGGCCTGAGAACACCAAATCGCCAGCAAAGAAACGGAAGCCCGTTAAAACCGCATGAAATGGCACCATCGGCCAGACTGACCCGGTCGGAACGAATGCAAATTACCCGTATCCGCGTTGACCTTGCTCAGAACGGTATCAGGCCGCAGCGATGGGAGCTTGAGGCGCTGGCGCGTGGGGCAACCGTAAATTATGACGGGAAAAAATTCACGTATCCGGTCGCTAATGAGTGGTCGGTTTTTTCAATTAAACAATAATGACTACTACTGCAGTGTTGTGGGAATGTTATAGTGTTTGTGGAATTTTTCTATGAAAAACAATGAATTAATCTGTTTTTCATATTGAGCTAATTTTTTATGGCCACAGTTGTTAAAAAGTGAGAACATAATCTTGTTCAAAACCTGCTTCTATATACGGAGGCTTTCGCTATAATACGCGGTCGGTTTTAGGAGGGGATAATGCCAACAGTAGTTTCACTTTTTTCTGGATGCGGTGGTTCCGATGCGGGGGTTTTGAGAGCCGGCTTTGATGTGCTTATGGCCAACGATATCTTGCCGTATGCGCGCGATGTTTATATTGCCAATCATCCAGAAACTGATTACATATTAGGCAATATTGCTGATGTAACTACTTTTCCTAAATCTGATTTGCTGGTAGGTTGTTATCCATGTCAGGGATTCAGCCAGGGTGGTGCGCGTAAAGCCGATCGAAAAATTAATACTCTTTATTTAGAGTTTGCTAGAGCTTTAAACAATATAAAGCCTAAAGCTTTTATAGTAGAAAACGTGTCTGGTATGGTTAGAAAAAATTTTGAGCATTTGTTATCTGACCAGATCAGGGTTTTTACTGAAGCAGGTTATACTGTTTCCGCAAAAGTTTTAAATGCGGCTGAATATGGAGTAGCGCAGGAAAGAAAAAGAATATTTATCGTAGGAATCCGTAATGATTTCAAAGTTAAGTACGAGTTCCCTCAGCCAACTCATGGGCCAGCAACTGGCGTCAACTATGTTACTATTAAAGATGCTATAGGGCATTTACCTGAATGGCCAGAAGGTGAATTTTATGATATGGGATTCCATTGGTATTATATGTCTCGCAATCGTCGCCAGGATTGGGATCAAATTTCAAAGACAATAGTTGCTAATGCAAGGCATATGCCGTTGCATCCTGTCAGTCCTCCGATGGAGAAAGTAAGAACTGATGAATGGAGATTTGTTGAGGATCGGAGAGCTCGCAGATTCAGTTTTCGAGAGGCAGCACTATTACAAGGGTTTGAGGATCTAGTGTTTCCAGAAACAAATGCTGCAAGTCTTGGCATGAAATACACGGTGGTTGGTAATGCAGTGCCTCCGCCGCTTTTTGAAGCTGTAACGAAGGCATTGCCAATAGAATTATGGGATTGATAAGCTATTAAGGCTCTGGATTTAATGTATAAAGCTCTTCCTCAAATTCGCGAAACCAATCAGAGGTAGTTATCGCTTCCCATTGGTTTGCCTTATCAAGTAGATATATGATTCTCAACCTATCTAATAATAATACCCCAGCGGTTGCGTGTGTGCTTACCCATTCGCCATTTGCTTCCCGATAGAAAACAGGCGTGAACATTGTTGATGGATGCTGGAACGCAATTTGGAAATAGGTGGTCAGTTTTAACACGTTAGCCTCTAATGTTTTGCTTGGCCACCCTGTTTCTTGTGCACCACATTGACCAAGAATTCCATAGTTGCTAGTTTGACCATCAGGAAATTCCACTGTAGCAATTAGGTCAAACCCGGCATCACCAGATGTGGGAGCTCTATTTATTTCCCTTGTGTTTAAACTACAAACTCCAAGATCTTTTCCTAAAGTTTGTAGAGCTGTCCGAAGATTTGTTCCATAATAATTTTGCCTATCATCGGAGTTAGCATCAAAAATTCTTACGGTGCCATGTGCAGGTAAGAGAGAAATCATTGCTACTTTACATACTCTGGCAAAGCTCTTTGCCCAACGTTGTGCTGCTCCTTTAATCGACTTAAAGGATCTAAGTCTAGAGCAGCAAAGAAGAAAAACATATATTCGTTGTTG